AAACGGCCGTGATTGAAGAACGAGTTGATCAAAACTACCGGATGCTCGAGCCTATGTGGCAAGAGTTCACCTCGGAAAAAAGGAAGGTTCGCTATGACGATAAGCCGGAGGTCTATAGCCAAACAAATAAGCAAGCCACCACAAAAACGAAAGAGCCGCTCCGTAAAGCGGCGTGGCCTCCGGAAACCAGCTTCACGAGCGTAGAATAGAGAAGGAAGAAATAAATGGCTACGTCAGGATCACGTGATTTCACTCTAGATGTTGCAGAGATTGTCGAAGAGGCATATGAGCGGTGTGGTATGGAAGTTCGCACTGGTTACGATTCACGTACGGCTCGTCGTTCTCTTAACCTCATGTTCGCCGACTGGGCTAACCGGGGTGTTAACCTTTGGACAGTAAAGTCAAATACTATCAATATGGTGTCTGGTATAACTGAGTACACTCTCACAGAAGATGTTGTCGATATCCTTGAGGTTGTTGTTCAGCGCAGCGGAACAGATTTCCAGGTTGACCGCATCAGTCGCAGTGAGTATCAGAACATCCCTACTAAGACAACAACTGGCCGCCCCTCTCAGCTGTACTTCAACCGTCAGACAGCACCGAAAGTAAATGTCTGGCCTGCCCCCGAAAACAGCACAGATGTGATAAGGTATTACTATGTCCAGAGGATAGAAGATGCCGATGCCGGTGTTAATAACGTTGACGCTCCTTTTAGGTTCCTACCTTGTATGGTGGCAGGCCTCGCATATTATATGGCTGTCAAACGTGCTCCGGACCGTGTTCAGCTTTTGAAGAGTATTTACGAAGAAGAGTTCCAACGCGCGGCCGACGAAGATGAAGACCGGGTGTCTCTCAAGCTCACCCCTAGCATTGGGTATATGAGGGTTAATTAATGGCACGTTTCGCAGCAGGCAAAAAAGCATATGGTGTTTCGGACCGGTCTGGGTTCCGGTACCGCTTGAGCGAAATGAAGCGCGAGTGGAACGGCCTGCTTGTTGGTCCAGACGAGTGGGAGCCTAAGCATCCGCAGCTTACTCCACCACGCAATGTTCGAGATCCGCAGGCTTTACGCACCCCGCGCCCGGACCCACACGTTGATACATATTTCGGCTTTAAGCCAGTAGGCGGACTGAACCTTGAATCACAGGGTCAAGTCGGCACAGTTAAGGTGACCACATCATGAGTTTTACATACAGCGAACTTAAAGAAGCTATTAAGGATTACACGGAGAACGAGGAGACAACTTTTGTTGCTAACCTCCCTGTGTTTATCCGCAACTGCGAAGAGCGTATCCTGAAGAATGTACAGCTTTCCTTCTTCCGCCGCAACGCGACCAGTTCGTTTGTTACTGGTAACCAGTACCTGGCTCTACCTGACGACTACTTGTCTTCATATTCTCTTTCTGTAACCAGCGCGAGCAACAAGTCTTTCTTGCAGCACAAGGATGTCAGCTTCATCGAGGACTACAATCCGAATGCTTCGACGCAAGGTCTCCCCAAGTACTATGCTCCGTTCGACCAGGATAATTACATTGTTTCCCCTACTCCGGATGCTGCTTACGCAATCGAGCTTCATTACTTCTATCGTCCGAACAGCATAACAATTGGTGCAGATTCTGCGAAAACATGGTTGAGTGATAAGGCACCATTCGCTATGTTGTATGGGTCTTTGATCGAGGCTTACACTTTTATGAAGGGTGAGCCGGATGTGATCCAGAACTACGACGCAAAGTTCAACGAAGCGGTCACTCGCCTCAAAGACCTTGGTGAAGCAAAAGAGACCGGTGACGCATATAGCAGTGGTCTTGTACGTAGAGGCAGAACATAATGCTTGAAGTAGGTTTAAACCTTCCGACCACCCCGGTCGTGTCCGTAACGACCACAGAACATAGGGGCCGTCGTCCCGAAGAAATTGTTGAACATTGCTTGGCGCGCCTTATCAGTATTTCAGAGGATGCGCCCCCCGCGATCCGGGACCAAGCTTATGCTTTTAAAAACACTATCCGGCCGCTGTTGGTTCACTATATGAAAGAAGCGGTTAACAGCGACCGCACAACCATGTATAATGTCTTACGCGATAACGGCCATGCCGAGGTCGCTGAACTTATTAGGAGAATGTGATGACTATTTCACAAGCGATGGCTACATCGTTCAAAACAGAACTATTGACGGCGACACATGATTTTTCAGCCTCGGGCGGTGACACGTTTAAACTGTCTCTCCACGACAGTACCTCGTCCATCGGTCCCCTCACGACTGCTTATGCTAGTAGTGGTATAGGCGAAGTTTCTGGAGCAGGGTATACTGCTGGGGGCTCCGCTTTAACAAACGTTGCTCCAACCTCGTCTGGTACAACAGCCTTTACAGACTTCGTTGACCTGACGTTCGCGTCCTCCACCATTACAGCGCGGGGTTGTCTTATTTATAACTCCAGTAAATCTAACAAGGCGGTTTGTGCTCTAGATTTTGGTGGCGACAAAACGTCAACCAACGGTGACTTCACTATTCAGTTCCCGACTCCAGACGCATCTAACGCCATCATCCGTATTGCGTAGGTGCGGATATGGTAGTTCCTGTTGTTAAGGATCGTGTAAAAGAGACCACTACCACTACGGGTACAGGTACGTTAACGCTAGCTGGTGCAGAAACAGGCTTTCAGTCCTTTGCTGCTATCGGAAACACGAATAAGACCTATTATGTGATTACAGACGATGTAGAATTTGAAGTGGGCATCGGCACCTACCTGTCTTCTGGTACAACACTTTCACGTGACTCTGTCTTAGAGAGCTCGAACAGTGGTTCGAAAGTTTCCTGGGGCGCTGGCACAAAAACAGTTTTCTGTTCGATGCCCGCTGAACGCTCTATCTACAAAAACGAGAGCGGTGCTTTTGATGGCGAAGGCCTCGTCACGAAAAACCTCCAGTTTCACGGCACCGAAGAAAATCTATTTTCTGTTAGTGCTGCTACGGGGGCGCTTACTTTCCCTGATATTCAGTTAAATGCTAAGTACACGCTCACTGGCGACACAACGATTACACTTCCAACTACTGACGACCTGATCACAAGTAGTATCCGCGCGGTAACCGTGATTGCTCTGCAAGACGGAACAGGGGGGCGCACCTTCACTTTGGCGGCACCGAGTGGGTACAGTATAATATACAACAACTCTTCTACGCAGCCTGCTGTGAACTCGACGGCTAACAAGACGACGATTTACACAGCACTGCTGTCCAAGGGTGACACAAACATTTACGTAAGCTTATCTTTTTACGAGGCATAAGATGACAATCAGATTTGAAAATATTCATCTCCATGCAAAGGTCGGTCAGGCTGCGTCGGCACAGTTTCGTCAGTGGCTTGATCAAAACAATGTTGCATACACTAATCTGGATTACACTGATCCGTTGGACGACCTTCGCGCTCTTTCTACTTGGTATGACGATGGCAACGGTAACCCTGTCATCTTTACTAACTCTCCGGTTCTTACATATGATCGTGTAATCTGGGAATCGGATGATGGAAGTGATAAATACACTAAATCTTGGTACGCGGTTCAGAGCAGTGACCTCCCTGCTGATTTTGCCACGCTTGCTGAACAGGTAAGCTAATGCCCTCCGTAGGTACCGCCACACGGTATGACCCGCTGTTCCCAGGAGGCAGCGAGAGCTTTAGCGCGGATGGCACTTTTAACCTACCTCCCGGTGTCAACAAAGTTACTGTAAACGCTACGGGTGGGACAGGTACGCCGGGTGCTGGTGGGGCTGTTGGTAACACTGGCTCGCCTGGTAACCCTGGCGCCGGTGGCAACGGTGGTGCCGCGGGCGGTGCTGGCAACACTGGTACTTCCGGTAACCCGGGAAACAACGGTACCGCTGGCAACGGTGGTGGCGGTGGTAATGGTAATTCCGGTAATGCGGGCGCAAGCGGTAACGCTGGTACCGGCGGTGGCGGCGGCGGTGGCGGTGGCGGCGGATATTTCTTTAAAATTGATGGCAGTGGCAATCCCGGTAGCCCCGGTAATCCGGGCGGTGGTGCAGGTGGTAACGGCGGCAGCGGTGTCGCCGGCGCTCGCACTTCCGGTAATCCGGGCGGTGCTGGCGCTAATGGTAACACAGGAGGGGCCGGTAATGCAGGTAGTTTTAACTCAGGGTCGGCAGGTAATCCGGGTAATGCTGGAGCCAATGGTAACGCTGGCGGTGCTGGCACAGGGGCAACGGCGGGTGGCGCTGGAGGGCCGGCAACGGCTGGTACAGACGGGACTCCGGGTAATGCTGGCAATGCTGGCACAGACGGTAATGACGGTGTAGCCACTGTTTTTGGTTCTTTTGTGAGCGCTGCTGGCGGCGCGAAGGGCACGGGCGGTGCTGGCGGTGCTGGCGGTGCTGGCGGCACGGGCGGTAGCGGTAATCCAGGTAACAGCGGTAATCCAGGTAATAACGGTGGCGCTGGAGCTCGAGGCAATGCGGGTAACCCCGGCAACCCAGGCGGTGCAGGTAACCCAGGCACGGGCGGTGCTGGCGGTCCTGGCGGTGCTGGCGGTAGCCGTGGTGGTGGCGGTAACGGCGGGGCAAATTCGAACGAAATCGGCATTTACGGCGCCCCCGGTAATATCGGATCGCCCGACGGTAACATCAACGCTAACTTTGGCAACGGCGGGGCCGGCGGTAACACTGGCAACGAGCCTTACGGTGGTCCCGGGGGCCGTGGTGGTCGCCCGAACAATGGTGCCGGCGGCAACGCTGGCGGGGCCGGTAGCTCTGGTAACACTGGCGGTGCCGGTAGTAACGGGTCTGGTGCGAATGCCGGTGCAAGCGGTAACGCAGGCTCGGCGGGTTCGGCTGGTAGCGTTGGTAATGCTACTTTCGGTAGTCTGGGCGCACTCGGTAGTGCGGGGGCTGCGGGTAACGCAGGAAGTGCTGGTAGTAACGTATCAAATACTGTAACAATAAACACGGCTCAACAAGCTGTAGCGGTTAATGTTGGGTCTGGAGGTGCTGTTACAGTTAATTGGACGAGGCAATAATGTTTAAAAGAGACCCGAAGATAACCTTTACAACTTACCCTAACTTAAAGGATGTT